ATAATAGAGTTCAGCGAGTAGTCAATCAACCGCAGAGAGCACAAGCGAGACGTGCTATGGGTAATGAGTTTTTACGCGGTGCGGGTAAGCTTATTACGCCATTGGCGGGTTCGGTTGTAAACGCTTTAGGCAAACGAGCAATGACGATGATAAGTGGCCAGGGTGATTATGATATTTCAAATATTACTCATAACACATTGCTACAAAAAATCAGCCCTTCAGTTCCTGTATTTTCTTCCACTACAGCGGGCTTAGTCAGAGTACAACATAGAGAATATATTACAGATATTTTAAGTACTACAGATTTTAAAAATTTATCGTTTCCTATAAATCCAGCCCTAAATTCCAGTTTTCCATGGTTAAGCAGGATGGCCCAGAATTTTGAACAATACCAAATACACGGTATGATATTTGAATTTAAAAGTGAATCTAGTGATTCCTTAAATTCTACTAATAGTGCGTTAGGGACAATTATAATGGCTGTCGAATATAACAGTTTGAGCCCAGGCTATACTAATAGATTAGAGATGGAGAACGCTTTATTCTCTTCATCTACTAAGCCGAGTCTAAGTGCTATTTGTGCTGTTGAGTGTGCCCCTAATCAATCACCTCTTAATATACTATACACCAGAACAGGCTATGATAATATTGGAGCGAGCGATATACGATTTTATGATTTAGGCAATTTTAATATTGCTACTGTTGGGATGCAAGCAATAGGAAGTAATATAGGAAGTCTCTATGTATCGTATGATATTTCAATGATGAAAACTAGATTCTTAGAGCCTGGTTTGACTATTCCTACATATTCTTTGAAATTTGAAGATGTTGATAATGCTAAAGCATTATTAGGGCAGGCAGTATCACAAGTGACAAAAATTAATACTTTAGGGGCTGTTGTGAATCAGACCTTTAATGCGGTATCTAGTATATGCTCTAGTATTTTTACACTTCCGCCAGGATCAGCAGGCAATTACATATTAAATTATCATTTAACGGGCGATTTATCAAGTGCCATATTAAATACTAGATTTTTTACAGCTAACCCTTTTAATAGTTTAGTAAATATTAGTGAAAGAAATATATACTCAGCTAATGAAGGTAAATTTGGACTTGTACCAGACGCCAGGGCTTATAATGCAAATTTTACAACCGCCCAACTTCCAGGTTCAGTATCCATATTACTTACTTATTCATTTACAATTATTAATAATAATCTACCCGCTAGTTTTACATTTTCAATTTTGAATAGTGAATTAGCTATATTAGTAAGACAGCAACTGGGGGCCCCTTTTACTTTGGGGGAATGCTATATTACTTTAGTAAACAGTCAACTTTAAATATTAAATTCAATTACATTATATTTTTCTTACTTATTATTAATTCTATTAATAATAACCCTACACACACAAAAATTATAATTTCTATAATTAACATTTATATATTATACTCTAGATTTTTTAAAATAACCGTTCTATAAATAAAAGTTTGAGGACACGACGAAAGGCGAGAGACGGAGTGAGACGAAGAGGCGGAGCCGATGAGCGAGACGAAGGCGTAAGCCTACAGGAGGCCCGCAAAATTTTTATATATTAGTACTCTGATCAGACCCCCCCTATCTCTGATCAGTACCGTATATATAAATTTAGTACCAGGTAGGGCCGGATTAGTACCATATAGAAATATTTATATTTATATAAGGTTTACTATAGAAATTTCTTTAATAGTTCCAGTGTTCTAATTCCTACTAGTATTAATAGGACGCGTCAAGGGGTAAGGGGTTATTAGATGAGCGAAGCGAATATTTGTACCATGAAGACCCGAAGGGGCGAGTGCCTAATAACCCTATACCCTAAGTTTTTTATTGAGCAACCATACAACACTTTAGGAGATTAAAGGGGGCGTTGATGGGATTTATGAAATAAATCACATCATAAGACCCCGTATATAGTTTTATTGTATTTTATAAGTATTTATACAAAACCATAACACGCAGACGCGGGAGCGTCATTAGGGGTGTTTGTTGGGCGAAGCCACAACTAACAACCCCTAATAAATAATATTTACGGTATATATAGAATTTTAATTAATTAGACCTAAATAATATTATCTAGTACTATATATATATGAGCGAGCAACGGGCCAATTGTAAGGGGTACGACATACGAATTTATGAAACTATGCAAAATTTAACATTTTCATATTTTCAGATTGGCGAGATGTTAAAATTATTAGCGGGTAAATTTGTCTTTCAATTAGAAGAAGGAGAAAGCAAGATTCCGCATTTTCAAATTAGACTAAATTTAATTAATAAGATGCGGGCCAGCCCGCTATTAAAATTAGTTTTTAAAGCTCTAAATATTACTGATCCTAAGGCGTTCATTCATATTAGCCCGACATCTTTAGGAGTTCATAAACATAAAAATTTTAATTATGTTATGAAGCTAGATGGCCGTATAGCGGGACCTTGGAGCGATACGGATTTCAACAATGAAGAAAATAAATTTATTATTGATGAATTAATAGGGATTAATGAAAGCCATTTACGGCCATTTCAGAAATCACTTTTAGAAATGTCAAAAATAAAAGATAGGCGTACAATTGATTATATTTTTGATGAGAAGGGAAACAACGGGAAGGGCTTTTTCAGCGACTATATGGAGTTACACGAGGGGGCCTATGTGCTACCTTCAATTGATGATTATAAATTAATCATTCAAGATGTTCATAATGTCGTGTCTGATCGTATTAAGAAATACGGATCAGCGAAAAGAGACATTAAATTATTTATTTTAGATATGCCCCGTATTTTTGATTCAAACCACATGTCAAATATGATAGGTGCAATTGAAACAATAAAGGGCGGACGTGTAAAGGACTTCCGCCACAAATCATCTGATGTTGTTGTATTTAATAAACCGCGTATTTTTATATTTACAAATAAGGCGATAGACCTTACTTTATTTAGTAAAGATAGGTACAGAATATGGAGAATTAATGAAAACTATGAATTAGTTACTCACACATTCACAGAATCAACTATCTGATCAGATTACTTTATTTTATTTTATTTTATATATAGATTTTCTAGATATAAATATTTTCTCTTACATATATATATATGCCACGACGACCAGCAACAGCAAGACCCCGCAGGGTTTACAAACAGGAGATTAAACAAGCTAGACGATATAATAGAGTTCAGCGAGTAGT